GCGCCGGCGTAGTCTATTTGTATTTCACTTACTGCACCACTTGAAATTACTGCGGTGGCTGTTGCTACTTGTGTAGTGATACTCGCTGTTATCTTTGAATATGTTTTAGAGTTTGCTATGTTTTCTAAGTTAGTTTCTGCATAAGCATTTGCTATAGCTTCTCTAATGATACCCTGATCTGAAACATATCCATAAAAGTTCAACCGCATAGTAAAATTCAACGTCCAAATAATACTTTGTCTGTCCGCAAAAGTTCCTTCATAGGAATCGTCATAATCAATACTATCAAGAGTAATTTTTATATCTCTTTTTATTCCTAATTCGGGCAATTCGTTTACAGTAACATTAAAGTCTGGATTAAAAAATGGTAGTATTTGTTCCACCACTTGCAATCCATCTTCCTGATTTTTTGCAAAAATATACAAAGACAAAGACATATTATAAGGAGTTGAGACATATGATCTACTTACAGCCGTTGTTGAATCACCAGAAACAATAGCTTTGTTCTTTTGTATAGGAGATATTTTTCTTGCAGGATCATATTCAAACTGTTGAATTTCAAATCCCATTCTAGGTAAAACCAAAGCAACTTCACCTCTAGACTCTGTGTCAGGTATTTGTGCTATTCTAGATATAAATTTTTGTTTAGTCGAATATGCTAAAGGCACACGTATTACTTGTTGTGTCACATTACTACCATCCACACGATTGATATTGATATTGTTAAATATCATACCAAAAGCTACTATGGCTCTTTTAATGTGTTCGTGATAAAATTGTCTGTTTCTAAACATACCTAACTACCTATTTCACCAAAAGGATTTATTTCAGTGAAATCTAAAATGTCACCTGCAGACTCTTGAGTAATAAAGTTTGTATTATCAGTATTAGCAGTTGATTTTTGTGTTGCGTAATCCTCATTAATTAAACTACCACCGGTTTCAAGTAAGAATAAATCTCCATTTTCAAGTTCAATTTGATGAACCAACATATCAATATTTTGCTCTTCATAAACATCATCAAGATTCTCGATGCCCGTGTCAATAACTTCAGAGCTATATTCAAACAGTTCACATTCTAACTTGAAAGTATAAATTTTTCCTAATTGATAGAATGGGTTTTGAAATTCCACATATTTAATTTCAAACAAGGCCCCTGTTTTTTCAAAGTAAAGTAAATCACCTTCGGCTGGTCTTGCGTCTAGTTGAAAAGTGCCTCCTGTGGTGAAAACCATTTCTTCCCATCTACGTTTTGCCAGAACAAATGTAGCTTTATCTCGTATTTCAATGCCAAATTTTGTAAATAAATCTCCTTCTCCTTCGAACCCATCTACGTTTTCAAGATACATTTCCAATGGATAGGCCTGAGTAAATTTACTCAGCGTATCTTCGTCAAAAATAATATCTTGATCTACAAGAGTGCGAGGTAGATAATATACGTCATGTCCGTATATTTTTAGGCTTTCAATAACTAGGTCTTCTACTAGACGTTGTTCGGCCGTAGTGCCGCTTGTGTTACCGTTTTGAAAATAAAAATTAGTGGGCATCTAACTACCCTATCATAAACGTGGGAGGCAGTTCATACTTCATTTGCATATCTTCTTCGATTTGCTGTATTTCTGTTGTTGCCTCCTCGTATATTTTATCTCCGTTTAGTGTAACACCACCTGGAAGCTGTATGCCGCCAAACTTTTTCATGTTCTCACCCCACTGTCTTTTGATAAGAGCAGTTGCGTATTTTTTCAAGAACATATCGTCATACACTTCGGAAAACTCAGACGGGTCTACAATACTGTATGCTTCAAAAACTACATAGTCTCCTGGGTCAAAAGTTTTATCCCAATCAGTATCTATGTGAACACGATTCATTTTTCTGTTGAAACGTATTTGTCTTTGATTAACCAATAGTTGTTCTAGTGTTGATAAGTGAGACTGAACAATAGAGTAATATGTCATGTCTGCACCCAATAAATTGTACAGATCATTTTGACGGAACTGATACATTACATCAAATAACTCGCTACCACTTCTGGTAGAATTAGTTGCGCCGCCAAAGTTAAACATTCTAGTGATATATAAAACGCCGTCACCCACTGTGATATATTTGTTTCCCATGTCTCCAGCAGTATAATGATTCGATGAGGCTAGTGCTGCTGTATAACCGGATTGAGAACCAGTGACGTTTTCTCCTGCCTGAAAAGTTCCTTGAACATTCTCAACTGTAAAATTGTTTGCTGTAGCAAGTGCCTTAAGTGTGGCTGTTGCACCTGAAGTAGCTCCTGTCAATTTTTCACCAACAGTATAGTTGCTAGTTAAAATAGATGCTAGTCTTAGAGTGTCACCTGTAATTTCATGGGATATAAAAATTTTCTGGCGACCATCAAAGTGATACTCGTACCAGTATTGAAGTGCATCATCAATCCGGTCAGAAATTTGATCGTCATCTACATTAATTTCAATGACAGGAAACCCCAGCCTGCGTAAACAGTAATCAATTAATTCTTGTCTTGTAGTAGGAGCTGCCATTTATTTTTCCAGACTTTTATTTTTATTTATATTACAACGTGTGTTCTGTCGTTGTATCTAACCCGATTAAACGAGCACCTGATATTTTTTCTAGTATAACTTGTATTAGAGGACTAGTGTCGATGTTCGCCAATAAAGTTTCTACATCTACAGAAGTCGCATCAACAAAATCTACAGGATTAAGCGTTCTTAAAACAGAACTAAAACTGTAATCAACTTCATCCCACGTTTCGGTATGTGTTACGTTTGCAGCAATGATTTTATCATTTTCTACATATACTTTGTCAATAGTTGTTGACATCCTTATTCCTCCCAGGATTCTTTGCTTGCTTCAGCACTAGTAGTAGCTCCCTCAAAAGGAGTTTGTATTGATGCTGTATAATTTTGTGTCAATAGTGCGCCTGCTGACAAAGAAAGTTCTATTGTTTTTTCCATGTCAGGATCAGGAAAAACTAGTGTTGCATCTACTCCGTCATATTGTATTGCTGCCATATTTTTATCCCCAAAATTCCTTTGTGCCTTCGCTGACAGTTGGTTCCCCATACAGAGGAATAGATGCTGTGTAATTTTGCGCTAGTAATGCTCCACCTGATAGAGAAAGAATATCAGAATCTTCTACTCCTGCATCAGGAAAAACAGCTTTATAATTCTGCGCTAGTAATGCTCCACCTGATAGAGAAAGAATATCAGATTCTTCCACTCCTGCATCAGGAAAAGTTAATGTTGCATCTACTCCGTCATATTGTATTGCTGCCATTTTAGATTCTCTTAACTAAGATTGCTCCACCTGGGCCGGAATTCAATAACAGGTATACATATACATCACTTCCAACTGTCACCGTGTCTCCAGTTGCACCCAATCCTGTTGGTGCCCACCATATTTTACTAACGTCAGATGCGTTATATATGTCAGCAGAAAATTTAGGCCAATCAAATACTATCGGTCTTAAAGGCAACGCTTTGTTTCCAGAGGAGTCTCTAGTTGACATACCTGCATAACCCCATGCACCATCTTTATAATAATTGGTATTGCTAGAGGAGCCTGCGTGTGTTGCACCTGGCCCCCAGATTTCCCATCTAATGTTTGGCATAGCGTGTTCTTGACCTGATTGTCCAAGATAGCTACTGTTGTTTGCTGTACCATTAGCTGTGGAACCATCATCCATTAAAGTGTTACCAAAACCAGCCCAAGCACTAATATAATTGTCGTAACCCCTGTAGTTACTGCAATGACAACCCCAGCTTCTTATTGTCCCTGTCATATTAGGATTATCAGAGTACATTGAGCCAGAAAATTGAACAAGCGAGCTATCCTGAAAGACGTTTTGAGCCCAGAAGTTATCACCTCTTTTAGCATTAGTATAAGTCTGATATGATGTTGTAGCTTGGGTGGTTTTTCCCCACTGTACATACATTGTAGGTGGTAAGGATCTATATGTTGTATTAGGTGTTTCTGCACATTCAAGTTGTGCATTACATATAGGAATAGAAGTTAATAAAGTGGTGCCAAATATTAAAATTTTTCTAGGCTCAGCAAAAACGTAAATAGTTGTCGGAGCTAGGCCGTGATACGCCGCAGTACTTGTGCTTGAGGAAGTACTTCCAGTGCTCCAAAATTCTCTTGTGCTATTTCCCGGATCTAAAACATTAGACAAAAGAACTCCTACACTTGTTCCACCATAAATACCTGAACTAGTCCAACTTCCATTGACCTGAATACCGCAATACTTTGATTTACTGCCCGTAGCAGTAGTTCCTTCAAGAATATATTTTGAGTCAGTAGCAGAAACAGTACCACTTCCCAAAGAAGTGCTACTATGTAGTGACCATCCACTGTTAGTGCCAGCTACCAATTCACTGGAAGATGTGTTTGTAAATTCTAGATTGCTAAGACTTGCAGACCCACTGCTAGAATCATCAATAAGTCTTGCAATATCACGCACAGCTTCTCCAGCCGTGGTGCCTGAATTAAAAACTAGTTTAGCGTACATTATTCTCTCCTAAGTAAATGTTAGAACTGCGTATAGATCTGATCCTGCTGTACCTGATCCAACTTGATCTATGTCTACAGTTATATAATCTCCAACAGCAAATGATACATTCGCTGATATTCCTGTGTTTGATGTTTGTCCGTCTGCTATTGACGGTGTTGCAATAGAGCTTCCGTTTTTATTTATGTCTAAATTTATTGCTGAACCACTAGGAGCAGTTTGTACAAACAAATTAATTTCTGATAAAGTAGCTGCTTTGTGTAAGTATAGACGTAAGGAGCCTGTATTTGTTGCGAGTGTTCCTGAATATCTATATGATTTTTCAAAACCAGTTGCCACATCAGTAAATGATAGAGTTCCTGATCCGTCACTCTGTAATACTTGATTGGCTGATCCGTCACTTGTAGGTAGAGTAAACGTATTGACAAAGCTAGTTAGGTTTGAATCATAAGCCTGAACAGAACTTCCTATACGTTGATCGTTATCGTTACCTTTAATAAGCAACTCAGTCGCTGAAAGAGCGGTTCCCGCAAAAACTGGAATCGTGTCTGGAGACAAGCCTAATGTACCATCTTCTTGCACAAAATAAGACTGTCCAGCGGTTAATCCAGATTGTGCATCATCTACTGAACCACCTATTTGTATTGTAGCTGTTCCACCATCTGAAACAGCAGAACTTGAAATTCCCACAAAGTTTTCTGCTGTGAGGTTTGTTACATTTTCATCGACTGGTCGATAAACAATCGCTGTGCCGTAGTTTGAGTTTCCACTGTCCTTATAAGCTATTACGGCTTTATTTGAGTTTGAGTCGAAGGTTGCTGCAATATAATAATTAGAATCAGCACTTTCAAAAACTACAGGAGTTCCAAAACTAATGCTTGTACCAGAAACAGTACCAACAACTGCTGTGCCGTAGTATGAGTTTCCACCGTCTGAATAAGCAATTACTATTTTATTGTTCGCTGAATCAAAGGTTGCTGATGGATAATTAGTATCAGAAGTTTCAAAAACAACTGGTGTTCCGAAAGATATACTTGTACCCGACACTGTACCAACAACTGCTGTGCCATAGTCTGAGTTTCCACCGTCTCGATAAGCAATTACGACTTTGTTAGAATTTGAGTCGAAGGTTGCTGATGTAAAATTAGACTCAGCACTTTCAAAAACAACTGGAGTTCCAAAACTAATACTTGTGCCAGAAACAGTACCAACAACTGCTGTGCCGTATTTTGAGTTTCCACTGTCTCGATAACTAATTACGACTTTATTATTCGCTGAATCGAAGGTTGCTGATGGATAACTAATAATATCACTTTCAAACACAGCATCACTACCAAAACTAATGCTTGTACCAGAAACAGTACCAACAACTGCTGTGCCATAGCTTGTGGAACTGTCTGAATAAACAATTACGACTTTATTGTTCGCTGAGTCAAAAGTTACGTCGGATTGAAGACTAAAGGAATCACTTTCAAAAACAACTGGTGTACCGAAACTAATGCTTGTACCAGAAACAGTACCCACAACCGCCGTGCCGTAGCTTGAGTTTCCACCGTCTGAATAAACAATTACTATTTTATTGTTCGATGAATCGAAGGTTGATGATATATTAGTAGTATTAGCACTTTCAAAGACAACAGGAGTTCCAAAACTAATACTTGTGCCAGAAACAGTACCTACAATCGCTGTGCCGTAGGATGAGTTTCCACTGTCTCGATAAGCAATTACGACTTTGTTAGAATTTGAGTCGAAGGTTGCTGAAGTATAAGTACTAGTAGCACTTTCAAATACAGTCGCAGAACCAAAACCTGCTGAATCTGTTGTTTCTGCGACAACACTTACAGTACCATCACTATTTACAATTACGGTGCTGCCATCAGACAGTGAACCGGAAGCAGTTGCAGTAAATGAACCTCCACCACTTGAAAGTGTAGTAAATGATAGAGTTCCTGATCCGTCAGTTTTTAATACTTGATCGGCTGATCCGTCACTTGTAGGTAAAGTAAGCGCACTGACAAAGCTAGTGAGGTTTGAATCATACGCTTGTACAGAACTTCCAACTGCCGATGATGTTAAGTAATTTGCATTGTAGGCCTGAACCGCAGATCCTATATCAGAATCTTTTACTATTGAAGAATCATGCACACCTATCAATAGAGTGTCAGCCGCAGTTGCTTTACCTGCAAAAACCTCAGCAGTAGATGAAGCTGTAGTTCCTACCGAACCATCATCTTGCACATAATACGTAGAACCTATTGTTAAACTAGATTGTGAGGTAGTTGTGCCTCCTGTCAAATCTACAGTAACAGTACCTGCGTCTGCAACCGTTTGACTTGCAAATCCTATAAAAGACCCCTCTGCTATATTACTTGCAGTGTATTTAGAATAACCATACTTTAATATAACACCTGGGTCACCGAATTCTGCAACAGCAATTTGCTTATCTTTACAATCTATAGCATAAACACCGTGTCTTTTATAACTTGAGTATTCAGTAATACTAGGTGTAGTGCCGCTTACTTCTATAGCACACACGTAAAAATAATCACCACCGGTGGCTTCGTGTTGTTTTACTGACCAAAATTGATTAGCTGCTCCTGGTTGTGCAATAACTTCACAAGGTATGCTGGAAGAACCACTATCTCCGCCACTAGTAGGAAATGCTACCTGTGACGCTGAAAAAGAAACTGCATTTGTACCTGACGAGTAGGTGCCAACCCTGGCTTGAACCTTTCTTTGACCCAGACTCCAATCAGTATCATATGATGTAACAATCTTTCCTGAATTGAAAGGATCCCAATCTGCTCCTAACTGTGTAGCACCTGATCCTGGAGTAACCGAGGCTCCGATAGTAGCACTATTCGCAGTATAATTAATCACTCCAGTTCTTATGTGTGTCTGACTGCTTCCTTCAATAAGAAGATATCTTCCTACTACTTGCGGATCTAATTTAAATTGATAAAAATTATAAGCAGTGCTAGAAAGTAAAGTTATTTTAGTTCCATATGATATTGTACCATTTGAATTTGTTAGAACTTTAATAGTGTAATAATTACTATTATTGCTATCTCTGTAAGCAACCACATATCTATCTGATTGATGCGGATCTTCTATTACTTTAAATGTTGAGGAACCTGAAGTATCTACATCAAAATCTACTTCAGATCCTAGTGTAATTGTAGTACCAGAATATGTAAGAGTCCTATATTTAGTATATTCTGTCCCACCGCCGGAGCCGTTTGAGTCTAAGTGAGTGTAGAATATTAAAAAAGTTCCAGACGTACTAGTGGAAACAATACTTGAGTTTCTAAATTGGTTATAGTTGGTAGTATCACCCGATATATTAATACGGGATCCTAAAGTATAATTAGTGCCATCGTATGCAATAACTCTGATATTAGCTCCTTTAGAGTAACCGCTGCTATCACCGTCATTAAACATATGAATCATTTTCTTGGTGCTACCACTATGTTCGGCTATATACAATGAGGAGGCGCCTCTAGCGTAGCTAGCACTCATAACATAGTTACCAGTACCGTAACTAGTTTGAGTTGATGAAGTTTCTGGGTAATTTCTAGCTGTTGTTGTTTCCCCGACTTGAGCTACAGTTCCTGCGCTTTCTAATATGACAGCCTTTCCTGAAGTTATTGCACCGTTAGCAGTAAAATCTTGCTGTAAACCAGATCCACCACCAAGTAGAGATGTAGTATCAGTAAGATCAGATACGTCTGCAGGAATAGTAGGAGTACCAGTAATATCTGCATAAGCCACTGCTGTATCAGGTTCTGACTTTCCAATCAAGAGACTTGTAGAGTTAATTGCTATACCCGCAAAAACACTTGGAGTATCCGGAGTCGTTGCTAGTGTACCGTCTCCCTGTACATAGTATGCTTGACCTGCTGTTAATCCTGATTGTGCATCATCAATTGATCCTGCAGTTTGGATAGTAGCTGTTGCTGCGTTTGAATATGCTCCGTCTGATATACCGGCATAGTTTTCTGTTGTGAGGTTTGTTGTAGCAGGGACATCAACTGGTTGATAAACAATCCCTGTACCATAGCTTGAGTTTCCAGCGTCTTGATAAGCAATTACTACTTTATTTGAATTTGAATCGAATGTTGTTGCAATATAATTAATAGTAGCACTGTCAAAAACAGCAGGAGTTCCGAAAGATATACTTGTACCGGAAACAGTGCCTACAATCGCCGTGCCATAGCTTGAGTTTGCATCATCTTGATAAGCAATTACGACTTTATTATTGGATGAATCAAATGTTGCTGCAATATAATTAATAGTAGCACTGTCAAAAGCAACTGGTGTACCGAAACTAATGCTTGTACTTGAAACAGTACCTACAACTGCTGTGCCGACTCCAACTTTTCGATAACCAATTACTACTTTGTTTGAGTTTGAATCAAATGTTGCTGAAATATAATCTGCTTGTGCGCTTTCAAAAGCAGCAGAAGACCCGAAAGATATACTTGTACCGGAAACAGTACCTACAATCGCCGTGCCGTAGCTTGAGTTTCCATCATCTTGATAAGCAAGTACGACTTTGTTTGAGTTTGAATCAAACGTAGCACTTGTTGTATCTGTTTGTGCGCTGTTAAAAACTACAGGTGTTCCGAAAGATATACTTGTACCTGAAACAGTACCTACAATCGCTGTGCCGTAGTATGAGTTTCCAGCGTCTGAATAAAAAATTACGACTTTATTTGAGTTTGAGTCGAAGGTTGCTGCAATATGATAACTAGTAGCACTTTCAAAAGTAACTGGAGTACCAAAACTAATGCTTGTACCTGAAACAGTACCTACAACTGCTTTGCCGTAGTATGAGTTTCCAGCGTCTGAATAAACAATTACTATTTTATTGTTCGCTGAATCAAAAACTGTTGATATATATCTAGTATTACCACTTTCAAACACAACAGGAGATCCAAAACTAATGCTTGTACCTGAAACAGTACCTACAACTGCTGTGCCATAGTCTGAGTTGCCGTTGTCCCTATAGGCAATAACAATTTTGTTGTTCGTAGAATCATAAGTGGCTCTAATATCACGTGAGTCTGCACTTTCAAATACAGTCGCAGAACCAAAACCTGCAGATTCTGATGTTTCCTCAATAACACTCACAGTACCATCGGCATTTACAATTACGGTGCTGCCATCAGAGAGTGAACCGGAAGCAGTTGCAGTAAATGAACCTCCACCACCGCCACCTGAAATAGTAGAGAATGATAATGTACCTGATCCGTCTGTTATTAGAGCTTGACCGTTAGTACCGTCAGACGTTGGAAGAGTAAATGTGCTTACGAAAGAACTGAGGTTAGCATCATGTGCCAAT